CACTATCGACGAGTGGCGCGCGGTCATCATCGCCAGATGGCAGGTATACGGCAACGGTAGGCCACTCGATCCGCGTACTGTTGAGTATTTGGCGTCCGAGTTTGCCGCGCCGCTCATGATTGGTCCGAAGAGTTTTCCTGTCGAGCCGAGGGTATACGAATGCTGATGCCGACGACAAACCCGATGCAGTTCAAGGTAGCGCCCGGCACGCCGCCGCCGCAAGGAATTCCGCACTACCCGCCGGCACAGTATCCGCCGACGCAACAGAAGCGATAACGGAGGCAATCATGGCAGATCCAAATCCGAACTTCCTCGCCGACCTCTTCGCCAGTTTGCTGGAGCGCGTCTTCGGCAGCAAGGTAACGACCATCGCCGGCATCCTCGTTGGCGTTGGCGGCTCGATTGCCGCATTCTCGCAGGTCATCCCACCGAAGTATCAAACGCAGGCCGCCGCCGCCGCATCGCTCGTTGGCGCTGTTGCGCTCGCACTCTCGCACGACACAAAACAGGCATAATTTGGAGGTTGTCATGCTGTTGGAGATTATCCAAGCTATCACATGGATTGGTAAGGGCGTCGTCTCGATCAAAGACTGGATCGAGCAGAAGATCAAGCTGGTCAACGCAACCGAGCAGGCCGTCAAGGACGACTTCCCGAAAGTGATCCAAGTGATCGACGATGCTGAGCAGTTGGCGAAGGTGACGATGGGAACGGTCGGCGCGGACCTCGATGCGCTGCGCGTTCTTTGCGCTGCCATGGAAGCCGCCGCAGCGGGCGGGAGTATTCCGACCGAGGCCATCGAGGTTGCGACTAATCCGGCAGTCCAGGCCGCTGCGCTTGCCGTTGCTCAGATCATCTTCGCCGGCAAAACATACACGCCGATCTTCGCCGCGCTCGGTACGTTGCTTGCCGACGTAGATGCGTGCGGCGTAGCGGTTGAGGCGTCGCTTAAAACCATCGAAGCTGACGCCTAACAAGTTCCCGCGCGGCGCTCTAGCCGCCCTATCGCGTCTCGTCTCGTTAGACGACGCCTCACAACAGACGCCTATCGGCGCGCGGGCAGTTCTCACGGAGTAAACGCAATGCCGAAGCTACAGCGCGACGTAACCGACGAGATCATCGAGGAACTCGGCTCGGTCGGTCTGACGATCGAAGAGATCGCGTCGTGCCTTCATGCGTCGAACAGCACGATCTTGGCGCACAAAGAAGCCTACGAGCGCGGGAAGAACCATCTGCGCCAATCGCTGCGCCGCCGCCAGGTGGAGATTGCCCTCGGTGTGGATAAGAAACTCGCGCTGACGATGCTGATCTGGCTCGGCAAGCAGTATCTCGGCCAAGCCGATAAGAACGAGATGGGCGGCATGGACGGCAAGCCGATCCCAGTCGAGGTGACGGATGCTCGAAGTAAGCTCGCCGCCAAACTTAGCGAACGTCGTACACAACCTGCCGCCAAAGGAGCGGACGAAGCTCCTCAATAAACTTAGCGACGTGGAGTCGCACCAGCTGCTCTACGATTGGGAGTTTTGGGCGCGCCCGAACCAGTTGGAGCCGGGCGGATATTGGGTCAACTGGCTCATCCTCGCAGGTCGCGGTTTTGGCAAGACGCGGTGCGGGGCCGAACAGTGCCGCCGATGGATCAAACGCAGTTTCAACTACGTCAACTTCATCGCGGCAACGGCGGACGATCTACGCGACATTATGATCGAGGGCGAGTCGGGCATTCTCGCCGTTACGCCGTATGACGAGCGCCCACGGTATCTCGCATATAAGCGCCAGTTGGTTTGGCCGAACGGCGCAATCTCGCTGCTCTTCAGTGCCGAGGAGCCGGACCGCTTGCGCGGCAAGCAACACCAGAAGCTCTGGGCCGATGAGATCGCTTCGTGGCAGTACGCCGAAGAAGCATGGGACCAGGCGATGTTCGGGCTGCGGATCGGAGATAACCCGCAGGCGGTCGTAACGACGACGCCACGGCCCACGAAACAAGTCCGCGCTCTGATCGCCGATCCGAACACGGTTGTCACGCGCGGCACGACCTACGAGAACCGAGAGAACCTCGCTGACGCGTTCTACTCGAAGATCATCAAGAAGTACGAGGGCAGCAGGCTGGGCCGGCAGGAATTGCTCGCCGAAGTATTGGACGACAATCCTGGCGCACTCTTTCGGCTGGAGGACATCGAAGGCGCGCGCGTACAGAAGTTGCCGCCGCTGACGCGCATCGTTGTGGCGATGGACCCGGCAACGACTTCGACGGAAGAGAGCGATGAGTGGGGCATTATCGCCGCCGGCCAAGATGGGCGCGATCCGGCGCACTTCTACATCCTCGCCGATGAGAGCGCAATCTATACGCCTGATGAAGCGGCGAAGGCTGGAGTAAGGCTCTACCATCGGTTAGGCGCGGATCGGATCGTTGGTGAAGCGAATAACGGCGGCGACATGATCGAAACGATCTTGCGCTACCAGGATGCGAACATTGCGTACAAGAAGATTACGGCCTCGCGCGGCAAAGCAGTACGGGCGGAGCCGATCTCGGCACTCTACGAACAGCGGCGCGTACACCATCACGGCCAGTTTGCGAAGCTCGAAGATCAACTGACGCAGTGGAATCCGCTGACGGACGACGATTCGCCGGACCGCCTCGATGCCGATGTTTGGGCGCTGACGGAGCTGGCAAGCGGCGCGGACAGTTTCCAATCGTATGTGCGCGCCGAGGTTGGCGCGATGGCGCGTGAGCGGCTTATCCCGCCGATGGCCGCAGCGGTCAACGTGGACGGATCGCGGCGCGATAGATGCCAATGCGGATCGGTTGCGTTCGTCGGCGAGAGGTGTTTCAAGTGCGGCGCAGCGAGGGCGAAGGATGAATGACGCGCAGAATGCGCAGAGTAACGCACTGACGACCTCGACCGACGTTACGGAGTGCCCTGGCTGCGGCAATCAGTTCGTCGTGCGCTATACGATCAACCAGCGCGGTTGTAACGACTGCGGGCTGACGTGGACCGTAGTAACGGCGGAAGACGAGGCGGAGTCGAAGGAGCGCGAACGTCCACGCGAACGCATTACAGCGGACGAGGACATGATTGGCGCCGAGCGCATCCGGCATATCGGGAGGCATCAGCAGCGATGGTGAAGACGGGCGAATTGCGAAAGCCGATGGGCGCCGGGAAGTTGCAAAAGCTGGTCGTCAAGCCGGTAACAGTTGTAAATAGCAGTGCGCCCTCGGCGGTTCACGAAGAGTTAGGGGCGAAGCGGTGATCCGGTTGCTGCGCTGGTTTGTCTCGGTGCTGTTGCGCTGGTTTCCGTTTCTCTCTGCGGACTATCGTGATCGCCGACGGCGGCGTATCAATCCGCGCCAGCAATGCCCGGCGTGCGGCGCTATCGAGCGCCAGAACGTACGGTGGGATCCCGAGCAGAAGGTTGTGTTGGTCGTCTGTGTTGTGTGCGATGCGGCCTGGGGATTTGATCCAGTCGTCAGGGTTGAGAAGTGGCAGGAGCCGAAGACGGAGGAACGCTGATGGCCGGGTTACTGAAGCAAGCCGCCGATGCATTAGCGCCAATCTTCCGGCCCGCCGGCGCAACGATCAATGGCATCAATACGGGCGACTTCGCCAGCCCGCAGCAGCCAATCCGCCCGATCATGCCGCCGGGCGTTGGCATCCGGCAGTGGGACCTCACGCCTGGGCTGAACCTACAGTTTTCGCCGCGCGGCGATACGGCGGTCAACTTCGCGCAACTGCGTAACGTTGCAAACTCGTTCGATATTTGCCGCCTGATGATCGAGACGCGCAAAGACCAGATCATCAATCGCCCGTGGTCGATCCGCGTCAAGGCCATCGAGGGCGAGACGAATAAACAGCGCATACAGCGCGGCGCGAATAACGCGAACGTCAAGCGTGCGACCGATCTACTGAAGCGCCCGGACGGTGTGCGACCGTTTCCGCTCTGGATCAGGATGTGGCTCGATCAGCTGCTCGTCTTCGATGCGCCGTGCATCTATCCGGCGCGCAACGTGCTCGGCGACGTGATGGGGCTACGCATCATCAGCGGCGCAACAATCACGCCGCTAGTCGATGAGCAGGGCTTCATCCCACGGCCGCCGAACCCGGCGTATCAGCAGATCATCCTGGGGTTGCCGTCGTCGAACCTGCTCGCAGTACGCGAGCAGGCAGAGTTTACCGCCGACCAGCTGATCTATTCGCCGCGTAACCCGCGCTGTGATAGCCGGTGGGGGTTTGGGCCGGTCGAGCAGATCATCAACACGCTGCAAATCGCCGCGAACTGGCAGCAGTCCGTCAAGCTCGGATTCACATCGGGCAACGTGCCGGAAGGCTTAATGCCGATGCCTGATTCGTGGACGATGCAGCAGATCAAGGATTTTCAAAACTGGTTTGATGGGCTGCTTGCCGGCAACCTGGCGAAGAAGCGGCGCATGATCGCTGTGCCGGACTCGAAGCGCCCGGCACAGTTCTCGAAAGAGAAGATTCTGATTGATCCGACGATCAACGAGTATCTGATCCGCGTCGTTGCATTCGCGTTCTCCGTTACGCCGCAGAACTTAATCAAACAGATCAACCGTGCGACGGCGAAGGAATCGTCGGACGTTGCTCAGATCGAAGGGTTGGAGCCGTACCTGAAGCATATCGAGACGACGATCAATCTCGACATGCTCGAAGGCGTATTCGGCATCACGGACGTAGAGTTCGCGTATGAAGACGAGCGCGAGATGGACCCGGTCAAGCAGGCCCAGGCCGACGATATTGCACTCAAGAATGCATCGAAGACTGTCAATCAGGTTTGTATGGCGCGGGGCGATGATCCGTTTCCAGATCCGGCTTTTGACGTTCCGCACGTCTATACTCCAACCGGAGCGATTCCGTTCGGCCAAACTAGCTCGCCCGCTGCTCCGGGGGCGGAAGGCGAGGGGAACGAAAACCCGCCGGAGCCGAACGCCGCGAAGAAGGTGCGCAAGGCGCATCGGCATGAGATACGCGGCGGCGCAATGACGCCAACGAGCCGGTACGCAGCTGGGCGATTTGCGAAGGTCGCGACGGCAGGGCTGAAGAAACTTGGCAAGGTTGCGGCGAAGTTAGGTGCCACGGAGTACGCGAAGGTCATCAAGGTGCGGAAGGCTGACGAGGAGCCGCCGAACCCAACGCCGGAAGAGATCAACCGCGTCCTCGCGGCCATCGAACTCGATTGGGCCACGTTCGGCGCGGACGTAACGCCTGCCCTTCGCGATGCGGCACTCTCGGGCGTACAGCAGGGCACGGAACAGGTCTATACGGCGGCGCGTGGCGCTGGTACGGATTACGTTGCTGCGGCGAAGAGCCATGCGCTCGCTTACGCCGAACAGCGCGGGGCCGAGATGGTGGGGATGCGCCGCACCGAAGACGGAGCGTTCGTCGAGAATCCCGATGCGCGGTGGGCCATCGACGAGCCAACGCGGAACGGTTTGCGGTCGAAGATCGAGCAGGCGTTCAGGGACCGCTGGTCACCAGCCAAGCTCGCCGACGAGATCGAGAATGCGTATGACTTCTCGGAAGAGCGCGCCGCCGTGATTGCGAAGTCGGAGATTACGCAGGCCCAGGCGCAGGGGAATCTCGCCAGTTGGATGAAGAGCGGCGCCGTACTCAAGGTCCAGTGGCAAACGAGCGCGGACCACGACCACGAGGACGAGTGCGATGATTATGAGGATGCGGGCGAAGTTGACCCAGGGTTTGAGTTTGCGCCTGGCGTGATGGCTCCAGGCGCCCATCCGAATTGTGAATGTGCGCTGGTAATAACGAAGGTGAAGGAGTAGCGATGAAAAAGCAGATCGGATTGTTTTTCGGCGCAGTAAGTCTCGCGGCCGTCTTCGGCCTCTTCGCAGGGCTGGTGCAGCATCCGGCTACCGTCGCGGCGCAGAGCGGATCGACGTGCTCAGGGCCGTATATCCAAACCGGAACAGGTCAGAACTGCGTCGTTGGGATGTCGCTTGTCAATACCGTTACAACGCTGCCCGATCTGACGACCGTAGCGGTTGGAACACTAGCATCGGCGGCAACACACGCGACGGCGTACTTCGAGTCTGCGCTTGGCAACCCAGGCAGCAACGGGTACATTCTTTCGTCAACGACAGCCGGAGTCCGCAGTTGGATTGCGCCGCCTGTCTCGGCTACAACCGCAAACGTGCAGTCGGCAATCTCGGGCCATTCGGTCGCCCCTAGTGCCGTAACGATTAACAGCGGAACCCATATCGTTTATCGCTGTCTAACGGATGGCTCCGTGCTTGAGGCGGGCGATATAACGACTACGGCGGCGAATTGTGGAACGTCGGTCGCTACCTCGCTCACGGTGAACTAATGAACGAGAAAAAGCTCTTTCGCGCCGTAACCGTTGCGCCCGCCTTCGTCGAGGACGAGGTATCGAAGTTCTACGTCGAAGGCTACGATCTGACGCACCTCTCGGCAACGATCTCAAGTACGGGCAACGGCGGCGCGGTCATGGTTGTGCTTGTCTTCAAACTGCGTCCAGCAGCCGTCGCTGAAGCGACGGGGATGCATCCGCCGCGCCTTTCGCAGCCGGTCTATAGCAAGGTATCGCGGCGATGAACGATCAGCCGCTATCGCCGATGGAGCCGGTTGCGAATCTGATCTTCAACCGCGATGGCACGTTGGACGAGGCGCAACTCGCAGGCTTGCCGGAAGAGGTACGGGCGCGGGTTACGGCGCCGGAGTTTATCGAGCGAGCGCGGCGGACGATCCGCGAACAGATGCGGTCGTATGAGCGCACCGGGCGGAGAGAGACAAAACTCCGCCCCGTATTCTTTCACCCCGCGCCGGAGCGCGGATTCAGACACGCACCGCGCCCGGAGCTCAGCGGGCGTCAACTCGTAAAGGCGCGCAAGCTGGCGCACCGCATCGCAAAGCACGCTGGAGGTACGGCATGAAGTTCACCAAGTTTATCCCGCTCGCGAAGATGGAAGAGCAGTCCGACGGAACGCTCTCGGTCTTCGGCATCGTCACCGCCGAACAGCCCGATCTCGACCGCGAGGTATGCGATTACGCCGGCACGAAGCCGTACTATAAGGCGAAGACGGCGGAGATGTTCAAGCTAACGAGCGCCGTCGATGGCATGGAGCCATCGCTGATGCCGCTGCGCGAGATGCACCAGTTATCGGCCATCGGCGCGGGCCGCTCGATTGAGTTTGACGACGCGGCGAAGACGATCAAGATGGGATTCAACGTCGTCGATCCGACGGCGGTTGCTAAGTTCAAGAAGGGCGTCCTGATCGGCTTCTCACAGGGCGGCGATTACGTCGGCGATCTCATCGCCGATCCCGTCTTCGACGGATGCAAGCGGTACGTCGCGGACCCGGCGGAGGTGAGCGCGGTCGATTCTCCGTGCCTGCCCGTGGCGCTGGTCGAAACGATGAAGGGCCGCACTGTGCCGCTGACGAAGGTGAACGGAAGCTGTGAGGTTATCACGCTGAAGACGGATGTTGACCGCCTGGCGAAGATCGAGCAGCAGCTCGCCGAACTACTGAAAGAGAAGAAGACGAAGCGGGTGGACGGAGCCGATCTGACGGTGGATTGTTTCGCACACGTTGGCGACCCGGAGAAGACGGATACGTGGCAACTGCCGATCAAGTTCCCAGGCGACGAGGAGAAGACAAAATCGCACATCCGCAATGCACTCGCCCGCTTCGAGCAGACCGAGGGAATGAGCGCCGACGAGAAAGCGAAGGCGAAGAAGAAGATCATCGCCGCCGCGAAGGAGCACGGCATCGAGGTAAGCGAAACCGAGAAGGCCGCGATGCTGCGCGCTGCTGCGAAGGCGGTCGAGAAGCGCGGCATCGATCTCGCAAAGGGGCTATACGAGGTTGGCTGGCTCGGCGATATGCTTGAGCAGCTACACTGGCTCTGTCTGCAAACCGAGTTTGAACGCGACATGGAGGACGACGGCTCGAAGGTGCCCGAGAATCTCCGCGAAGCGTGGATGTTGTTGTTGGCCGAGTTCAAGGCTATGGCCGTTGAAGAGGCTGACGAGTTGGCCGCCGCTGGCGGGGAAGGAGCAAATAAAGCAATGAAAATCACCACGCAGGAACAGCTCACGAAGGCGGCGAAAACCCTGGTAGAGCACATCGGGAAGCTGCAAGAGGTTCACAAGGCGGCAGGCGAGCACATGAAGAAGGCGCACGAGGCGGTTGAGGCCAAGCATGAGGCCGTCGGCGAACACATCGAGAAGTGCATGAAGGCGGCGAAGGACGCAGCCGAAGGCGAAGAGCCGGAAGAGGCCGGGAAGGTTGCCGCCGATCCCGCCGTTGCGAAGAAGCTCGACGATCTCACCGCATCGGTTGCCGAACTGACGAAGCAGCTCTCGAAGATTCCCGCTCCCGGCGCACCGCATACCGGCGCAGGCGTGGATCTCGATAAAGCCGCGATCCCTGCCGGACTCGAAAGCGTCGTCAACACGGCTCCGGTCGTCACGCACTAGATCGTCCGCTCGCCCATCCCTATGCGGGGCTGTCACCCCGCCAACCAGCAATCAAGCCGCCGGGTAAAGGAGAATAGCAATGAAACCGAGCGGACGAATTGACCAGCAAACGTATCTGGCGCTCTATCAGAAGACCGATATGAGCGCCGTGAAAGCCTTCGTCGCAAAGCATGGCCTGAAGGCGTGGCGTGATGTCGTCAAGACCCAGGGCATAAATCTGGCGAAGGACGCAACCACGCAGGGCGTTACCACGGGCCTCGGCCTCAACTTTATCGACCTGCGGGCCCCGGCCTACATGCTCGATCCGCAGTACACGCCGATCTTCAACTCTATGCCGCGCTGGTCGAAGGTCAATGCCGGCTACGGCGTCCAGCCGACATGGAAGGCCGTCACCAGCATCGACGCAACGAACACCTTCCCCGGCATCTCGGAAGGCAACATCAACGCGTATTCGAGCTTCACGGAGAAGAATTACTCGGCTCCGTACGTCAGCTTCGGCTGCGATGACTTCGTGACGTACGAAGGAATTTCGGCGGCTGAGGGCTACGAGGACACGCTCGGCGACGCGAAGATGTGGCAGTTGCTCCGTATGCGCCGCTTGCTTGAGCGGACGTACATCGGCGGCGCTGCGAACGTCGGCGGATCGGGCACGCCGCTTCAGCTTGCCGTTACGCCAACACCGACCGGCGCTCTCTCGGCGCTTCTCTCTACCTCAACGACCGCTGCTCTTCCGACCGGATCGTATGCAGCAGCCTGGTGCGTCGCGCTCGCTTATCGCGCCGTCGTAGCGTCCAACAATACGCTCTCGACCGGCCTGGTAACGCAGTACGGACGCGTCTCGGCTGACGGCTCGGCGACCGATACAATCAACGGCGGAACAGCGCAAGTCTCGGCCGCTTCGACTGGCGTGATCGGACCCACAACCTCGCCACTGCCGAACATCCTCTTCCAGGTGGCGCCGATTGCAGGCGCATGGGGTTACGCCTGGTTTGTGGAGGTGAATACCAGCACCACATTCTCGCCTACGGCGGCTTCGGCCAAACTGACGGCGACGAATGCGGCGGGGCAGTTCTACTCCAGCGCACCGGCGTTCGTCTACTACGGGCAGTCGCAGGGAACGCAGACCGCAGCCTATACCGGAACGGGCGGCTATCACGGCTTCAACTACGACAACTCGACGAACGCGCTCGACACGGACGGCATCCTGACCATCGCCAGCAACAGCAACTACACGACCAACCTTCCGACCGGATCGTATCCGGCGGGAGCGGGCGTGACAGTGCTGCCGGGCGGGGCCGATCTCCACGGTGCCGGGTTGACGAACGGCGGCTCCGTCGGCACGATCACCGAAATCGACCGGCTGCTCTACGCAGTCCAGTCGGCGACGCTGACCAGCCCGACGGCCATCTTCCTCTCAACCGATCTGGTAAACGTCTTCCGCAGCGCCTTCCTCGTTGGCGCAACGGGCAGCCCGCAGGCCAACTTCTTCTTCCCGAACGGTGCGAAGGGTGAAGACGGCATCGCGATCAACACGCACATCGCCGACTACTGCAACGTCTTCGCCCTCAACGGGCAGGCGTTCATCCCCGTCATGCAGCATCCGTATCTGCCGCCCGGCACGGTACTGCTCGACTGCGCCAACCTCGGCGAAGCCTACGCGAACAGCCGCATGGGAGAGACGCGCGGAGTCTTCGTGCGCCGCGACCTCTACGGCATTGAGTTCGCGCAGAACACCCGCAAGTACCCCTTCGGCGTCTTCTCCGAAGAGGTGTTTGCGCACAAGACGCCGAACATCCTCGGCTACCTGAAGAGCGTCGGTCAGTTCGGCGCGACGGCGCTGTTCTAGCCGTAAACCGGAAGATGGGGAGCAGTGCGGCATCTACCGGCGCGGCGCTGCTCTCCGCCGGGGTCTTGACAGCGGACCCCGGCACCCTTTCTTAGAAACGCGAGGCATGGATGGCACCAGCGGCATATCTTCGAGCGCCGGAGATAGTAGTCGTCCAGCGTTGCCGCAAGGTTGCATGGCCAAGCCGCCAGACGGCGCAACAGATTGCGCGGACGGCGAATAAGACGACGGCGCGAAGGGCCGAGATAACGGAACAGGGCGTCGGAGTAATGAACGCCTATAAATGTAAGGTTTGCGGAGCATGGCACGTCGGGCATCGCCGGACGCAGGAGAGCGAAGATGAACGCGATTGACCTGACGACCGTTGCCGCGGTGACGGCCTGGTTGAACCAGTCGGACACGCTCGACGCCGCGTTGCTCGGTTCGGCCATCACCGGATATTCGGCCTACATCCTGACCCGCAGCGGGCGTCCGTACCTGAGCGGCTTCGCTTCGTACTCGGAACGGTACGATGGCAATGGTTCCGACCTGATGCAGTTACGCAACTATCCGATCCTGGCCGTCAGCTCGCTTACCGTTGGGCCGGTAACGATACCGCCGACGCCGGACTACATTCAGCCGGGCTATGCCATCGACCAGTCCGGTAGCCGCGCGGCACTGGTTCTGATCGGCGCCGCAAACCAGGGCGGGGCCGCGTGGGGCGTCTGCGGGCAGTCGCCGTGGCGCGAGGGCGGAGCGACGGGCTGGCCCGGCGCAAACTGGTCATATCGCTTTATCGAAGGCCGTCAGAACGTCGCCGTCAGCTACACCGCCGGATACACGCAGTCGATCTACGGCGAGGCGGGCACGGTTCCGGCCACGCCGGGGCCGTATACCGTCAAGATTGCTCAGGCGGCTACTTTCTACGCCGACCTCGGCGCTACAACCGCTGCTGGCGCGTCGCTAGCGGGGCAGTACGCCGTTACTAACGGCACCTACACATTCTCCTCTGCCCTACATGGGCAAAGCGTGCTCATCAGCTACCAGTACGGTGCGCCGCCGTTGGATCTTCAGCAGGCCGTGACGGAGATTATCGCCGAGCGCTATCGGACGCGCGGCTGGATCGGCTTGCGGTCCGTGGCGCAGCCGGGGGTAGGGACAACGAGCTATGCGTCGTGGGCTATGTCGCCCGCGAATGAGGCGGTGGTCAATAGCTACCGTTCGAGGTTCATCGTATGATCGCCTCACTTCGCTTTACGCCGTCGCTCGAACAGTACGGCGAAGGGTTGCGGGAGAAACCGGCTCTG